TAGAATTTTCTATCGCAACACTAATTAAAATTGGAGTGCTATCATAACCGTGACAATGGGATATATTCTTTAATTAATTTTTCTATGTCTTGACGATTATTAGATGTTCCATAAATCTTATTTAGGGTAGTTTTGACCGATAGATCATTGTCCTTAAATTGCAAATCAAATTTCTTTACCTCTTTCTTTCCAAGATGCCGTACAGTCAGTCTGTAAAATGGATTATATTTCCTGTGTTTATCAGTCTTAATGGTTACATCAAACCGTTCTTTGCTACTTTCTTCCATAGAATAAATAGAAAACAGATTATCTCTTAGTGACAAAAAAGAGTCCCACTGGTCTTTTACATCTCTGTACGCTAATTGATAGTCAGCCTTGAATATCAATCTCTGGCCATTACTTTCTGGATGCAAACTAATACTCAACTTATTCTTGATACCTTTTGTTGACTCTATATCTATATAGATATCTTCATGAGTTTTTCTGAAAGTAGCTTCATTTATGGAATAGTCGTTTTCCTTGAGTACGGATCGGATTTGCTTTTCTAATTGGTTAAGTGTAATAGTTTGTTTTAACAATTTAGAACTTTTTGGGGTAAAAGAAACTGTTTTTAAAAATATCCAGGCTATACGTTTATTCCAATGAATATAAATCCAATCAATTTCGGAATACAAAGCGGTAATAATAGGAATAATTCCCATGAAACTAGTCAGGTTTACCACAGTAGGTGAATGTACAGCTTGGTAAAAGTTCATAAATGTCCATAATAGAGAAGTAATTATAAGGATAATTTTTGTTTTTTTCATATTATCGCTCCCAATAGTCTTTAATAGTATTGTAACATAAAAACCCCCACACTCGCCATCGCCAAACTTTGAGTGTGAGGATTCAACTTTCCATGTGACAAGCAATGGAAAAGATGATAAAAAAATACACTTATAGTTTATCATAAGTTCTACACCTTTTCAACTATGCGGGCAAGCAATCGAAAAGAAAGGACATTTTATGATAAAAAAATACATTACAAAAAAAGGAGAGACTAGATACCTCTTTCAAACCTACTTGGGCATAGATCCAGCTACTGGAAAAGAAAAACGCACAACACGCCGTGGGTTTAAAACCATTAAAGAGGCCAAAGCTGCCGAACGTGACCTTCTCTTAGATGTAGAAGAAAATGGTTTTTCAAACAATGAGGATTTCCAGAATCCTACTTTCGCTGAAGTTGCTGAGCTATGGCTTGAAAGCTATAAAAGCACTGTAAAACCAACAACTTATCAGAACACTAAGAAGAAACTTAATGTTATGATTGACTCATATTTTACAGATATGAAGATTCAGCAAATCAGTGTAGCTTATTGTCAAAAGGTTGCTATCAAGTTAAGTAATCGCTATATCCTATATGCTAATTATTACTCTGTCATCAGCCGTATTTTCAAGTATGCCGCTTCTCTTGACATCATTAAGTCAAATCCCTTAGACAAGATTATCAAGCCTAAAAACAAACCTTTAAAGGGCAAGGAAAATTACTATACAAAACAGGAACTAACCGAGTTCCTTAAAGTTTACAAAGCAAATTGTAAGCCAGTAGACTATACCTTTTTTCACTTACTCGCTTTTTCTGGATTGAGAACTGGAGAAGCAATT